CTTACGGGGGGGGGGAATAAGGTCCTAATCTACATTACCGCACTATCATGCTTCACAACTTAATGCGTTCATCCATAGTGTCAAAATCTAAAGCTAATAATTAATAAAATTTATTTAAAAATACATCTTCCTCCGCTTCAAATGATGATGGCATCGGTGGAAAACCAGCCTGATGTAAGGCTTGGTTAACTTTCCTGCAGAACACTTCGTAATATTCTTCGCCGCGATGGTATGCAAACGTACACGCGTCATCAAGACGTTCATACATTGCTCCAACCGGATCTTCACAATCTCTTATCCAATTAGTCAATTCCTGAATAGTATTAGGATCGATTGTAGGGTGCACACACTCAAAGAGGTGTTCATCAGCATCCCTGAAACCACATTTTAAAAACCGTATCTGGTCGATATTTTTATACGGTATATTCACTTCACTTTTATCCGCAGAAGTATACTCAATTCCAAAACGCCAAAGCCAATCAGAAAATGTACATGCGTTAAACCATTGTAGGGTCGAATCATCACTCATTACAGCATTATCATCACCATATATAATATCATCAACCTTTTCATCGTAGGTAGTTGGTTTCTCTACCTGTTGTTTATTCTCTAAACCTATCTCTCTAAAACCCATTCTTAAGTACATAGCGTTAACCATACCATTAATAACGACCGTGAGAGGATTGCCAGATGGATTGCCCTGATGCTTCTGATGTATAGCATTCATAGCAATCTCGAATGTGTGTATAAATTCATCCATTAGTAATATCCTTGCATTCTTTTTCATTTCTTTCGTAAAAAGGATATTCACTCTACCAAACGACACATATTCATCTTCATCTCCATTGTATTCATACCAAAAATTAATTTGATCAGCACAATCCATCATGCAATCCGGACACAGTTTTCCATCAAAAGTACCATAATCACCATCAAAACCTTTACATCCATGTTTACATAAACGACGTTTCAAGCGAGTCCAATCAGGCGAGAACACATCCATTCCAACAGCAGAATACGTTTTTATAAAAGAATTATAATACGCTACGACAAAATCCTTATAAAACATATTTGAAACAATAGTTTCATGAACAGGACCCATAGTAAACAATCTGGTTTTACAATCATAAATCTTTTTCAATGGTCGAAGCTCATCTTTAGTTTGGTGAGTCCATACATTCGGTGCACGCGTATTATTAGCAAGACAAAGTAGCATATCCTCAATGTTCTTTTGCAAAAATTCATTATCAACTTTTCTACTTCCAGGTTCCCCTTTAAATAGCCATTCTTTTCCACGAGCCTTAGCGGGTTTCATCTTACAATAGGGCCATCCAGAGGATGTTTTCATATCTATACTATCATATCGGTCAATATCCATACCATTTATTACATTATCAACAGACAAAACACCAACTTTACGTGCTGGTTTCAAATGCTGCGCATAATACTTACACATATAATCAGAAACAATTTTCCGGGTTCGTAAGGGAAAGGGCTTCGTAGGAACTGCATACTTGCTGAGCCCATTAACAAGTGGCGATTTCCCCGTTGTATTACGAGGATCTTTTCTAGTGAGAATTGCAGGTTCACTAGAATGTACGTAAACTTTATCGTGAATCAAAGATGGAATGATATCACTTTTATCTGGCAAACGCACAGCCAGAGATGGTTTCACACTACCACAAATAGTGTAGTTTCCCTCGGCAACCATCACGCCAGGATTAGTATCATCAAACTCAGGCAATATCTGATCATACATAGCTATACCATTTGTCAACTCATCCAAAATTTCTCGCGTAACCACTATTGCACAGGCCTCCTGTACATTCCCAGCAACATGAATTGCACAAATCTTGCCCCGGATCTTACGGTTATACACCAGAACTGGTGATCCACAATCCCCCTTAGAAGTTTGTGCCTGATGAAAGAATCCATCCATCACAAGAAATTTCTCTTCGTCACACCCATAAGTAGAGCTCATACCATAGTGCCTACAGGATTTGAACTCTGTACGCAACACAGTAGGTTGTCCACGAGGAAGTGTGACAATCTCACCATCAAAACGGGATAAATTGCCAACCTGACACTCCTCAACGAATAGATGTTTAATATGAGGAGCCAAAGGAAATCTTGCACCCATTAAATAGATACAAAGATCTTCCTGACCATACCGTCGAACTTTACGAGGATCAAAGGCCTCCGTTATTGTTAGGCCTTTCGCGTTTACTAATTTTAATTCGTCACCAATCTTCCCGCGCACGAAGAGGTGGAATGGAGCCAATATAACACGACCACCAATAGCCAAGACATTAAGAGCCATGTTTCGATCACTTCCACGGTACAACTCACAATTCCAAAGGTTAGGAATAACCTTTGCCTCACGAAGATCCAAAGCATTAGGATCACTCGTGGCCTGCATTTGCATCATCGTACTCAATCCAGTCTGCAATTGACCTTTAACCATGTTGCGAACAGGCTGATGTTTAACCACAGTCTTAGGGCGAGCCACATGTCGTAGTTGGGTTGTATCATACGACTTATTCTCAGGCTCCATGTCATATTCATCTTCCTTCTTCCCAGTAAATGCAAAATACAGACCAGC